CACTTTCTGTGCTCTGTAAAGTTATTGTCGTGGTGGTAGGGATTTGTAAGCTGACCCTTTCTAAAAGCCAGCCTACCTTGTTCGTAAGGAGTCATTTTCTTTTTTCCTTCATAGCCTCTAACATTCTGTTTAGGTACCACTGTGCCTTCTCCATGTCTTCTACAGGATTGTTTTTATACCTGTGCCTGTGTTGATATTTGATCATGTTTCCTTGACAGTAAGCTATAAAACCATCAACTCCTAAGACCTGCTTAATGTAATCAATACACTCGATACCACTTACATTATAATGAGCAGGTCTGTTTACTGGATCATAATCTGCCATCTACGCTCCTATGTCTACAATTTCACATACATCACCAGTACAAGCAAATGTCTGACTGCTTGAAGTGGTGTCCTCTTTTTCATACTCTGAAAGTTTAGCCCAGTCAATAGCTTTTGGCATTAAACCTAACAAAGTTTTATAATCGTGTTGTCCTATCTCCTGATAAGGTGCTTGCTGATAAGTATGCTCATTATAGGGCAGGAATGATACACCAGACATTTCATCAAAGTGTTCATGCACAAATGCACCCACAGAAAGCCACTCATCTTTTCGTACATTTACTGTAATGCTAGGTTTATGTTCACACCAGTGTCTTTGATAGATCAACCAAGTTTCTAGCTGCTCAATAGCTGAAAGATCTTCAGTTACAATAGCACCATTAGGAGCTTTGATTGGAAAACTAAACACAGTAGTAGCATCAGGCTTCATTACATCAGGCTCGTTAGGTATGCCTTGTTCTTTCATGAAGGAGGTAAGAGGGTCTTTGTTATCTCCCCTGACGGTTCTAATGTAATAATTCGAATGACGTGGGTGTATCCCAGAGGCGCTATCAACGAGCTGGGATACTGTTCCACTGGGTTTAACACAGGTAATTGCCGCTGACTTAGGAATGCCCAAGCGATCAGCCCAGCTATCATTAACGGCAACAGAAATTTTACGAAGATGTTCAAGAGTTTTATCCAATCCTTTATTCTTGGTGGTCAGTAACCTGTTGTCCATTATCCCTGTGAGTGACACACCAAGCAGACGTTCTTCTTCCGTATTACGCTGCCACACTTTTCGCAAGTATGGAAACTTGGTGTAGGCTGACTGAACTGTTCCAAGAATAGTTGCAATGCGGATCTTTCGCTCAAGATCTTCGATAGTGTCTGTAGCCCTGACCACAACTTCTGTAAGATTACAGAACTGATAAGGACGAAGAATGATTTCAGAACATGGATTAGTTCCAAAGTCCCAGTCAGGATCACGCCTATCAAATTTACTAGCTTGTTTTTTAGCTGCTTCACGGTTGAATATACCACGCTCACCACTCCCTGATTCGACCAGAGACATCCACTCACGCATAAAAGAGATGGCATCTGGTTTTTCTGTGTAAGACACAGAGTTATTAGCGAGAGCACGTTGAGGATCATTCTCCCACCAAGCACCTGACTTAGCGTGACGCATACGGTCATCACTCAAGTTAGATAAAGAAATCATAGCTGATCTACGGACACCACCAACTACAACTACTTCACCAATTTTACACATGATGTCATGGCACTCAATAGAGGATAGCTTTCGTCCCTGAGCATCTTTGAAGACTTTAATAACAAAGTTAAAGAGGTCTACAAGAGGCGCTGGTCCAGAAGCTCTACCACCAAAAGTCTTTAGTCTTGCACCTGCTGGACGTACAAGGCTTATGTCCCATTGAGGAATCTCACCAGCCCATAGGAGTGCCAACAATTGTCTAAACGCCTTAGCCCATCCCTCCTTACTGTCCTTGACAACGATAGTGGTATCGCTCTGGAAGAGAGTAGGGACTTCAGGGAGCTTACTGATGTACTGCCTCTCAACACTGAAGCCAACACCAGTACCACAGAGAAGAATGAACATAGCCTCATCGAAGGACTTAGGGTCATCTACGGGTAGATAGCTACAGTTATACCCTGCAGTATTGTCACGCTCTAAGGCTGGACCAGCAGTCATCATAGCCCTCATGGAAGGCATGACTTCAAGATTGAGGATTGCATCACGTATTTGATTTACGTATGTGTCATCTCCAATCTTTGGGCGTACTACATTGTCCATGTAACGCTCAACTGTTTCCAGCCAAGACTCTCTACGATTCTCTTTTTCCAACCATCTTGCATAGCGTGAGGTGTGAATAAAAGCTTGGTAGTCAGTTGGTAAATAGTTGTTCATCTTTTATCACCGTTTCCTTTCAGTGTACCACGTTTCTTTCGATCTTGTAACTTGTCAAGATTATTCTTCGCTACCTCTCCCATGTCAACATTTAAGTCTCTACAAAGAGCAGCGATATACCACAGACAATCCCCTATCTCGTCTGCAATACCTTCCCTATCAAATTTACCATCCCGTAAGATCTTCTTTACTTTGTTGGCTACCTCTCCTGCCTCTGCTGCAAGACCTAAAGCAGGATAGAGAACCTGATGTTCTGTTTTGTAGATTGCGGTATCAGAAGCAGCATTCTGATAATAATCAAAGCCAATATCTGATATGTTCCAATAGTCAATTTGTTCTTTAGTCAGCACGTTGTATTACCTCACAACTTGTTATTGTTACATCATCTAAGTCATAGATACAGTCTCTTATGAGATCTTCTATAACATCACAATTGTCTCCTGTCAACTCCAAGAAGTTTGCATCCCTATCTACAAGTATATTCAAAGTTACCTCGTAGGGAAAACCCAAGTTATACTGTTTTTTCTGCATTAGTCAAGCTTTCCCTCCCTTACTCTGATATTTTTTATCAGTTCGTCACTTGCCATAGACATCTCGTAATCTTCCCAACGAGACAAACTCTGGTTCATAGTAGCCATCCTGGACATTTCTCTTAACAATAACGCCCTTCCACCACTCCATGTTCGACTGGCCAGCCCAACCTTCTTCTCCTCCTTTGAAGCAACCTGCGACCAAGCCGATAGTCGGATGAGGGTGTGCATCGTCTTTAAAAAATAGACTACGCTTATGACTGTGGCCAACAGTAGTACTGCAGTGGCGTTTTTGGACAAGCCCATAAGCATGGTGTAGACCAGACATAGCTGTACCATAATTACCACTAGCAATGTAGTGAGCATACGAGACACCATCGTAATCAAAGATGGCGGGGGCCGAGTTGTTATATTGGTGATACTCATCAAACCATACATCCGTTTGCAGGTGTGAGAAGCTGATTCCGTAAGTAGCTCCTTCTAGTCTAGGATCGTTTGCTATAGCTTTCTTGATCCTGTTTTCGTGATTTCCTTCAAAGCCAAAGAAAGCTGGACGTTTCTTCTTCATAGTTCTAAACTTACGTCTCATCCTTTCCATAGCATCATTGTAGTGATTGATATCAGACTCATAGTTTTGAGCTACGATAGCCTGAGGATACCGTGTGTCAAAACTGTTGAGTGATTTCAAATCAGCACCATCACCTAGATCAATAACATAATCTGGCCTGATGTCATAGAGAAATTCTCCAAGCCAATCAAACCTGTCATTTGGTATTGATGGATCTGAGTGTGCACATGTTAGTACAACTGCTGTTTTAGTCATAGCATTCTGTCCTTGTATGATTCGCCAACTTCCAGTGGTTCTATGTTTTTACTGAAGTGTTTTACCCAAGAGTAGGCATCATCAAACTCTTCAAACCAAAAGTTAGCTTCTTCTATTTTACCATCTATCTCAGTCTTGCAAACAAGAAAGTATCCAATGTCGTTTGGAACATACTCATCATCTGGCAATTCTTCAATTGGTATCGGTCCTTCAACTATTCCCCATATTTTTATCGACAACTTTCCAACTCCTTAATAATTCCATGTAGTGATCTATTCCAATCATAACCACCCACGGCTTTCGGTCTGATCTAAAGAACACTACAGGTTCTTCTGCTGAATGTCTAGACGCTTGTTCGATAAAACCATAGACAGTTTTAAGTTCACCCTTACGTCTTTTAACTTCAATAGAAAGTGGTATTCTTTTTCTCGCTGCTGGTGATAGCTGTATATCTGCACCACTGTCACCCATGATAGTAGATCGTATGTCATCAGGTTCAAACTCAGGAAACGTCTCTAGTAACCTGTCTCGTATCTCCTGCTGACCCATTCTACCTTTTTGTTTAGCCTGTTTTGTCATCTCTGGCCTCTGGTACTTTAGGTTCAACTTCAACATGAACTAAAAACTCTGGTCCTTTGGAGTAGATGAAGGTACGAAGATTAGGCCAGCATAGCTTTTTAAACTCGCAATAGCTGCACTGCATGGCTAACTTCATGTTTGGGCTTGTCTTAGACTGTGGTACAGGCTCTACACGCTCTTGAGGTATATCTCCAGCTACCATAGCCTTTGCTTCTTCCATCTCCCTTTCTTTGTCTTTCAGCTCTTCTGTAAAATCATAAATGTCCAAACAAATGTTACCATTTTGTTTATCAATAGCTAAAAATGCACCATGTGTTTTGTCTGTTACAAGTGGGTCATCTTTACCTGCATACACATAAGAAGACAATTGCGATATGTAGCCAAAAGGATCATCATCTCTGAGTGTACCATCCTTAAACTTTTTGAAGGCATAAGAGCTACAAGACTTTACATCAACAGTCATACCGTCAATTACAGCATCTCTATGACCCTTTATGCCATGAACATCTAACTTATCTTGCTGACCTTTTACATCATGCCCTGCTGCCTCTGCCATACTGAGAATAAGCTCTTCGATCATGTCACCATAAAAGAACTTTAGCAGTGCATTTGGCTGTAACGGTTCTCCATCACTAGAGGAGTTTACTTTGTACCACAGTTTTCTTTTACAAGGTGTGCCAATAGACGAAAGAGATAGATACCCTCTCGACTTTTGTGGTTTAGAAAAACGGCTATTAGCCATACTAGCTACACCCATAGCCATACCAGAGCTGATGGTTTTACTCCAACCACCCTCACCTTGTATTACCTTGTAGATATCATCTACGAGTGTTGTTATCTTAGTCATACTGACTCCTGTAAATTAGGGGTGGAGCGAAAGGAACTAAAACCCCACCCCCAGTTGGCACCTTAGAATAATACGGCTTCTTCTGCTGGTGCTGGCTCAGGCTTCTTTGTAGAAGGTGGGGAGGCTCCATCGTCCTGAGGTTGAATGTATTGAACGTGATCTAAGACTTGCAGTGATTCAAGTCTAGAACCTATGCTACCATACTTTTCGATATCGTATACAGCAACTGTGGCTTCCACTACAGAGCCATTACCAATGGAACCGTCATTATCATAATCCCAAACAGTGCCATCAGACTTAGTAACAGTAGGCGCACCACTACTCCAATCATATCCAGTTTCAAACTTTCGGTCAAACTTGACCACTACCCCACGTCCCTCTGGATCTGGTTTAGCGATTCGTGGAAACTTTGCTGCTTGAAGTTTTGCAATCTCTGCATCATCAAGAATCATGTTGATGGTACAAGCTCCGTTGTACTTCTCGTATGAACCCTCTGCCTTTTCTGTAGGCTTGTAGCCATAAAGATCTCGATTCTGAGCAAACACTTTAGCCCACTCTGCAATTCCAGTTACTTTTACTATTCTTGTAGCCATTTGCTACCTCCTTTGTTTAGTGCACATCTGCATAGGTATTTCCATACTGTATATCAATACCTAAGTCAACATTTAATTTCAACTGTTCGTTAAGTTTTTCTATGGCCCACTGTAGAGTTGATGTATGGACATTTTCCTCTCCTTTTCTAATAACATTTATACTTTCATCATGGAACTGTCCAACTATGTTTGGTCGTCTAGTTCTATATAGTGCAACCCATCTGTCAAAGCAATAGGCACCAGTACTTTGATTGATGGTAGAGAACGCATCTTTTTCAAAGCGTAGACTATGCCAGAACTTACTGACTGGATTTTGTACCCACATGTCCTCATTGATACGTCTGATAGGCTGCTCACTTACAAACTGTTGCACAGACCAGTTACGATCCCAGTATGCATCCAAAAGCTTTTGTGCCTGTCCAATTGTCATACCAGTCTCTCTGGATAACTTGGCAGCACCAACTCCATAAGTAGCTGAGTAGTTTACTACCTTAAAGTTTTTACGTAGCTCTTTCAATTCTGGCAACTCACCTCTGTTGTATCTGTCGATTTGACTTTGAGTAACAGAACCTGCATGCTTTGCCAAGTCCAAATGTGGATCAAAACCATCTTGTGACATTTCTGCAACGTAGTCAGGATCGTATGGTTGCATGTAGTGACGCTTGCAAGTGTCCTCAAGAGAAGTCATATCAGCACCACACAGAAGATGTCCCTCAGGTGCTATCAAACAACCACGTATTTCTGCACCCCAAGGCTTGTCTACCCCAGGAAGGTTTACCAAAGGCTTCTGATGCTTGAAACGTAGAGTGTTTGTAAGACCTGATATCTCTGCCTTGACATACCCATCACGTTCACACTCAAGAAAGCCTTTGACAATACCAAGCCTGTGTTGAAGCACAGTAAGTCCGTCAAGAACACCAACCTGAGGGTTATCAGGTATCAGACGTTTTACTGACAGGGTAAGCTCACCATGCTTTCTGACTTGTGGTACAGGACCGTTAGTGCCTTCTTTGAAAGTACAAGGCTCCCAGCCCAAAGAGAACAGCCAAGTCTTGACTTGATCAGAGGACATAGGATTAGCTGGCTCTACACCCTTGACCACAGATATCTCACCGTCATAGTCCAGAGGGTAGTCATTCTCCTCGCAGAGACTTTGCCAACGCTTTCCAAGAGCAGAAAGAGATCCATCCTTTTTAGTCATGTTCTTTGGCTTAGTCTTCTGAACAATGACTTTAGACATGGGCATGACGTCAGTAAGCTCTTCAACCTTCTTGTGCTGTTGCTCTAGTAACTCCACAGACAATTGCTCTGCCTTAGCTACATCAAGCTTCCAACCCTGCATCTCTGCCTCTCTAGCACAGTCCATCTTGAACTCAAGATAACGAAAGAAACGGTTTAACTCTGTCTTGCTTTTGTAGATAAACATAAACCTACCAAGTAAATTCTTCCAGAGTTTCCAGTTAATCTTTACATCTTCAGTACAACGGTGGGCGTACTCTTCTGGTGACAGATTCTCCCAGTCATTGATCTTAGGCTTAGGAATACCAAAGTCTTCGCCAAAAGATTCAAGTCCATGACGTGACCTATTGTAGTTTATAACCCAAGACATAGGAAGAGTGTCAAAACGTTGAGCTTTGATTTGAATACCCAGTATCTTCTCAAGAAGTGGTATATCAAACCGTATGATGTTATGACCAATGAGGCCACGTTGTGATAACACTAGCTCCCTCATCTCGTCATAGTCAAAGAGAGTCTTGTAGTTCTCTCCATCAGAGGTGTAAGAAAGGCAGTGTATCTTTGTAGCATCATCCAACAGGTTGTCAGCTTCTACATCGAATACAATCATGCCGCCATATCTCCTTGCACATACGGAACATCTTCCGTGAGTATTGTTGTCTCAGGATCGTAGTACACTGACCCTGCATTACCTAATCTAGCAAAAGGACGGTTCTTGTCAACTATAAAGTTGGTGGTATTTTGAAGAATTTCATCCTCTGACTCAACATCACGTTCGATCTTGATGCATATGATTGCTTCTTCCTCAAGAGATGCAGCATACTTTGTACGTCCGTCATCATTGACCTGAGAGATAAAGATCACACCAATGTTCAACTCCTTGGACAACTGAGCCATACGTGAGCCTAGCGTTGTGAGTGTACTGGTGGCTCCATCAACGCCAGAGTTTGACAAGTAGGCAAGACGCTGTACGTGATCTACGAATACATAGTCAGCACCAAAGACAGTAGCAGCAGTCCTAGTGTGATCCAAAAGTTTGAGCGGGTCATCATGGCTCCTCATTTCAAAAAGAATAGTGCGGTTGTTTTCTGTGTCTGCTGCGATCTGACCTGCACGTATGATCTCTTCCATTGAGACATTGTTGGCTGCAGCATCATCATTGGTACGTACATTGCACCCTAAGTGATAAGTAGCCATAGCCCTGTAAGTGTTGGACTTCATCTCTTCCATGTGCAGAAGTGCAATCTTTGTCTTAGGAGTTCTAAGCAGACCCATCTCAAAGTATCTGATCACCTCAGTCTTACCCATACCCCTTGGCGCTTTGATAAAGGTAACACCACCTTTGACCATACCTCTGATCTTTCCATCAATACCAGAGTGTCCAGTGGGCGTGTATTCATATGGATTCTCGTTGCGTATTGCCCTTTCTACATCTGCATCAGAGATAAAGAAATTGTCAGGAGAATACTTCTGAGGCTTCATAGCTGCCCACATAAGTTCCTTGCCATCTCCAGCAGTCAGGAAGTCATTTGCATCCTTGTGCTTTGACATTGGCACGTAGAAGAACTTCTCAGGTATGGCAGAGTAGATCTTGTCAGCAGCAGACTTACCAGCAGCATCCAGCTCACCTGCATAGATCACACTCTCAAAAGAATTGAGATACTCGTAGTTCTTTTGCAGAAACTTCTCACCTATAGATGCGCTGGGTATAGACTTGACAGGAAACTTCTCGCCAAGAATCTCATAAAGACTGGCAGCATCAAACTCACCCTCAGTCAGGTACAGACGTTTGCTAGTGCCAGCATTAAACTCTGGTCCAAACAGATGAACCATTCCAAGTCCAGTATCCTTTACCCAAGTCTTGGACTTGTCGTCATAAGACCTGTACTTAGTTGTGTGTGGGTACTTGTAGGCATACCGTATTGGTTTGCCATCTTCACCAAGCTGCAACTGTATGCCATAGAGTTGACATACATCAGGCTTGATACCTCTGATACCTTCATACGTACCAGACTTCACAGGTATATCCATAATATTGATCCTTTCTTTTACTGGGTATTGATCCTTTGCCCAATCAAAAGTTGGTTCCAAACTTGGGTAAGAGTTGCCGCAACTGTGGCAGTATCCATACCCGTCATCATTCCAGTTAAATGCATCACTTGATCCACAATCCTCAAATGGACAAGCTAAGTGGGGCGTGTCTCCTTCTGCCATCATTCCTCCTTCAAACAAAACTCACACCAAGTATTCGGTGTAGGGCATCCGCAACTTACACATAGATTAAAACCGACAGTATTGCAAGCCTCTTTTTCTTTCGCCCTCTGCCTTTCTTCTTTTGTCATGGGACGTATCTCTTTTATTGGGATGCCGAATGTATATTTCATTTCCTATCTCCCACTGGTGGATTGTTTTCTCCATAGTTTCCGTACTCATCAAACCTCTCATCTTTGTTGTACCTGATGTGATCCTCAATGAAGTCATACACTACACCCATGTCTAACTTGGCTGCTGCACAGTACATCACCAACTTTAAGCCTTCCTCTGTCAGTAACCCACGGGCGTGTGCATCCATGTGAAACTTAAATGTTGCACTACCATCCTCATGTTCTTCTACGGTTTCAACACCGATAATACCTGCATCTTTATTCATTCCTGCACCTCCGTTACAATAACACGCACAGGCTTTAACATGGAGTCTCCACGCTCAAACTTTCTGTAACCTACAAAGATTGTTTGACTTGGGTTTGGTTTTCTATTCCAGAGTGTACGCCCAAACTTATTTGAAATTAGTTTGTTTTTATCTGTGTCTTTCATAGCCCAATATTCATGCGTATTTTTATCCATCTTTCTTCTCCTTCAAGAAATAACCGTTAGGGTGGTAGTTACTGTCCTCACAATGTGCAGCTCTGTGTCCCTCTTTTGGTCCATGCGTGTGTACATCTAAACACATGGGGCAATGAAAGGTCAATTTGTTTTCAACCTTATCACATTCATAAGTTGGTATATTCATCCTGTTCTCCCTTTACATAATGCCATCCATGACACAGGGAATAGCTTGTGCATACTCCTACTAATCTGATTGGCTACCTCTTGTGTTTCCTGTTGTGTGTCAGAAGCACATCTTAGCAGACACATATCAGCAAAGGCATCAAGACTACCTGACCAGTACCACTCAGTCATGGTGGACTGTGGTAAGACCATACGTGCTTGTTCAGGTGCTACTCCATGTTTCAACAAGTCGTTGTAGACATGAAGAGATATTCTGTAGTAATTTCCTTGCTCTTCATACCCCTTCCAACCACAGTGGATGTGAGCATATAGGGGCAGTTCAACAACACCAGAAGACCCTTGCTTCTTATCAGCACTACGTCCACGCCACACATCAGGCTCATAGAACTCAGGCTCTTCATCCACGTACCTACGGCTAATCTCATTCCATCTCAGAAACTTATGCTTCACAAGTTGACGTGCTACAAAGATAGGTGCCTTGACATGGAAGCTGGCAAAGCAATGCCCAAAGGGAGATGTATGTTTATGCTCTGCCAGATACCAGATTAGTTTCTCATCCTTATCTGTCGTGTAGGTATTATCTGATTTCTTTCCAAAGGAGACTCTTGCTGCATTGACCACAGTAACATCACTACCCATGTGATCCATCAGTGTTGCCTTAATCATCAGTAGTCCCCCTCATCATACATCTCTTCAGTTTCACCCACCATTTCATTCCAGTCCTCTGGTGTGATTCCTGTTTGTATAAACTCCCTCTCATCAGGTGTCAAGTGGGGAAATACATCCTGTATCAACTCTCCCCTGTCCCATCTTACAACTTGCTCTGCTGTAATATCAAGATCCATAAAGTTTACCTTCTGGGTGAATGGACTTTTCCTAGTTACCCTCATTTTGATCTCCTTTGTGCTTCAGCTTACGCTTGGGTACAGGTTTCTTCTTGTTGGGAATATACTGCATCTTGTACTTGGGTTGCCTCAAGTCTTTTGCCATAGGGTTCTTAGTGTATTTGCTCGTCATGGTACCAGTCACCCCATACTTCCTCAAGGGCCAAGTTGAACTCAGCATTGTCTGCGAGAAAGTGCAAAAGTTTAGCAAGCTCTTCTGCGTATTCATCATGTAGTGTCCCTTCTTTAAAACAATCACCCCAAAATCTCAGGGTGTCAGGTGGTATTAGCCTCATCTCTGCCTCCTTTCCAGTGCAGACTTAGCCGTTTTAAAGCTAAATTTATTGTAAGGGTTCAGACTGCTTACGTTCTTGTGACCAGTCACAGATTGAATAGCCAAGTGATCCACCTCACCTTCAATCATTTGAACAATGGCAGTCTTACGCAAGTCACCCACCTGTAGCTCGTCAGGAAGCCCCACAGAAGCCTTTACTTGTCCAAGCAGGTTGGTCATCTGTGATACTGTTAGCGGCCTGTAAGCCCTGTCCTGTGGCCTGTGGTGAGGTACTACGTATGGTTGGAACCCCCAGTCCTCTTCCTGCTGCACCAACATGGTGTAAAGATTGTCAGGAACAGGTAGTTCAACTGTGGCTCCACGTTTTGATTGATTGATTGTCACCTTCCTTTCTTCTAGGTCAACACTGTCCCATTGCAGGTTACGAATATCTACAGGGCGTTGCCCCCACTCGTAGCACATCAGAACAATCAAGCCAATGTTTCTCCATTCAAACTTAGTAAAGGCAGCATCCAGAAAGTTCATCACTTGATCGTGTGTCCAGACGACAGACCTTGGAGTACTTGTTCTCTTCTTGACTCGTGCCATTGGATTGTACGGAATGTAATCCATCGACACAAGGTAGTTCATCAAAACAGAAAAGATGCGAGAGCAATGGTTGGCATTGGAAGTAGAAGTCTCAGCTTCCCAAGTGTCATACACCTCGTTACACAAAACGACATTGATATTTCTGATGCTGACATTACCAAGAGTCTTACCCATCACTCTCATGGAACAAAAAGATAGCATCTTATTTTCGTAACCCTTTTGAGAAGAGGACGAAAGAGAGGCAAACTGTCTGCTCCTCAAGTACTTATCTGTTGCTGTTCTGAATCTCATAAGTTCTCCTTACTACAGTATACTTATGTATTTATTTTTCTTTTAAAAGATATAAATACTTTAGTATACTATAGTATCAGTTATACTATTTTTGACGATATGTCAAGCTACTGTGCGTATTTGTCACATGTATCTCCTCAAAGCATAGTTGTCCATGTATGAGGCATACTGTGATGCATCCTCAATGTGACACTCTTCCATGAGACTGTAGGAAGTGAAACCGTATGCCTCAAGTAACTCTGCAACTTCTTCTGGATAATTACAAACAACATCAAGAAGTGCATCTTTTTCTGACATAGACTCCCGACCAGAATACGAATCGAAAGTACCATAGTAAGTACTCTTACGGTTGTATGTGTAGAGTGGATCAACAACATCTGGATCACGTACAAACACTAGCTTAGACCAGTCAGCAGCAAGCAGTGCAGTAACCAAAAGGTCAAGGTATTCAAGGTCTTGTGTCTCATTCTTCGTGTGTTGATTGTAATAGCCAACACTGATGTTTGTACACTCAGAGACAATACCAGCGTACTCATTACTGTCAGTGTACGATCCACCATCATCTGCTTTAAGTTGTGGTAAACCTAGTGCTTCTGAGAATGATTTTGCAAACTCATCGGAACAAGTACGGTATCCCATTTGGTGTGTGATCACAGACTTGTCACCGTACCTGTCGAAAGAGATGACTGCATCAAGCTGGTGTATCCACTCTGCGTCATCAAACACAATAGCACCACTGCCTCTGCAACCAACCTCTTCTGCTGCATGGACAACATAGACACCCTCAATGCCATGCTCAATCATGCACAGAAGTATGTACACACCAGTGGTACAGTCAGCACCAAGACAGTTGGATACCTTGGAGTCAGCAACAGACACAACGTCATTCATTACGATAAGCTGTTGCATACCCTCACTGTTGTGTACTGTGTCATGGTGGGCAGTAAAGCAGAGGTTAGGCTTGTCACCAATCTGCAGGATGTAGTTACCGTGAATGTCTGGCTTACCAAAGGTAGGTTCCAGAAAGCGTTCACAAAACTCTCGTTGCGTTTGTGTACCCTCAGGTCTTTTGTAACGCAACATTTCAATTATACTATGCATTATTCTGTTTCCTTTCTGCAATAGATGTCCTTGTCATTCTTGTACCACTCATCAGAATGTTTATTAATCTCATCAACAGAGACGATATGACCATCCTCTGTGGTACACATTTGGTTATTGGGGTAAATCTCATCATCCCAATCTGACATAAAGTAGTCAGTCTTGTATGTGATAGGGTCAATGTACCAATTTTCGTACTCACAGTACAGTACATCATCGTTTGACCAATACCTACCGTCACTTTCACAATACACATAATCGTCATTGTAGTCAAGAGCTGCACGGGATACAGTCACTTCAACTCTGTGTCCAGTTCTATTTATATAATAGGCAGTACACATCTCGTCATTGTGGAAATGCTCACCGTAGGACTCACAATAGAAGTGAGTATCATGGTAGCAAGACTCACAGTATCGTTCATCTGTACACTCTGAGTACCAGTAATCATCCTCGTGTACACCCTCACCACATTCATGGCAAGTATAATCGTAGTCATTGAGTACACCAGAGTAGTTACTGGCGTCAATCTCCCCACGGTGACAGATAATAAGATGCTTACCGTCATCTGTGAGTGTACGTGGATCAGGATCAATGTATGGAGCAATGAAGCCACTGGAACCATAAGGAATACGCTTGAGTTTGGCACCCTCCCAGTGACCGTCAAGGTTTACACTGCGTGCAATCAGGTGATGGGAGATAACGTCGAGTGCTTGCTCTGATACACCGTAGATTGGCCCTGCTTGCTTTTGGTCCCCCTCTTCGTTGAGATAGACCACACAACGAGAAGCAATGTGTCCATTTTGATCTGTAGTGTAGACAATTTCAAAATCTCCACTTGCATAAGCTGTAGCTGGATGAACTGGTAGGTTATCGAAGTCATACCGCATACAACTATGTGCACTGGACTTACGGTTATAAGTGGTATGGATGTTTTCAGTAGGTGATTGCTTTCCTGAGTAGGCAAGGCTAAAGTCCTCCGCTTCCTGTGATACATGAAGTGTCAACTGACGCTCTGAAAACTCTCGAAGAAAACTGTCAGTCATCACAATGATTTGCTTGTGGTCAACCTCTGGAAACATGTAAGAGAAAGCACGAGCAGGACGCATTGCAACCTGTCTGTCATTGTCACGGTCTCTCTGCGTCTGGTAGATGGATATCTTACCCACTGCAATGTTGGAGCGCATAGGTTGGAAAGCACGAAGGCGATGGTTCCATTTGCATGTATCGTCCATCACCAGAGTATTTGTGAGCTGATCTTCTAGCCATTGAAACAGGCGTCCATCAGTACGAAACCAAGGATCATACTCACGATAGGCACCCCATACACGAAGTACAGGATCTTCTTCATTCTCATCCTCAAGGTATACACGCTTGGCAATGAAGCCATTGTGTTCATCTGGTATGATGAAATAGTTTGTGCCATTGTCAAGTTGAATGATACCGCCTAGATCAGTACCGTCTGTACGATATGGTTTGTACATAGTAATGTGATCTTTGATCTCAGCAGGTACACGCTCTTGAGAGATTGCCATAAAGTCATAAGCCATGTGTCATTCCTTCCATTCTGGCTGTTCACCCCAACGCCATGTCAGAGTGATGTTACGTTCCTTCCATCTGTCATTCATATACAGACGGTATGCTTGGTGTACATCCTCAATGTGTGAGTAGTCCACCCCACGTTCCTGATTTCTAGCACAGTTTACAAACCCTGTCAGATCCTCCTGTGGAAAGTCTCCATTGTCTGCATACTTCTGAAACAGTGGTATCAGTAGGGCAGACTTATGTACACCGCCCTTCTGTATGAACAGGTGGGACATATGAGATAATAACCAACGAAAGTTAGCCCGTGATTGTCTAGCCCAGATGGTGCAAGGATGGTTCAAGTACGCCACCCTGTACACCTCAAGATCCGTATCAGGACACAGTGTACGCACTGCGGTGGACAACATCTGTGCAGACTCAAGAATCATCTTGTTCTTACGGATGTCATCCAACCACAATGCTGACTGCATAGGACACTGATCCAATGCGAATATGTTCACGCTGTAAACTCCTTTACTACTTCAGCAGATTCACAATCTACACCAAACCTGTGTAAATTTCTCCAAGATATGTAAAGAGGGTCTTCAAACCACTCACTCGGAAGAGGCTTGCCGTTAAATTCCACTTGCTCATCATCAAAAACGGCTGTAAGCTTTGCGTTTCTGCCCCAGTTACCTATTAGATTTTCATTGTAGTGGTAAATCTTGTCAGGATCATAAGTTTTAAGCTCAGATATACTCAAACCACCCACAGAAGATTGACCTAAGTTTATTTCTATTTTGTGTATCTTACCACCCTTTACGAAATAAACTGAATTTCTGTTGTAGCACTTTTTTATCAGTGCTTTTATGCGGATACCAGATTTTCCATCGTATATGTACATTACCAATCTCCTCTCAGATCACTGTAACAAGTTACTTACTGCTTTTACGAAAGTATCCATACGCTCGGTATGGGTACGGTTGATTTCTTTCAAGTCCTCAATCTGACCCTGCAAGTCCATGATCTGTGCCTTGAGATCACCGTTCTCGCTTCTCACCATACG